CCCGTCGCGGTACTGGCGTTCAGGCTGCCCGTGGGTGCCGTCATCCAGTTCGATACCCAGCACCACGGTGCCGCTTTGCACATGCGTCACCACGAAGTCGATGGATTTGGAGGCGATCTTGAAAAACGCCTGCCGGTTGGCGTCACGATCCGGTCCGCGCGGCACGATGAAATCGGCCAGCCGCACCTGCGGGCAGACGTAATAACCACGCGGCACCTGCGCCACCAGCGTGGACAGCACGCGCCGCTCCCACCCTGACAGCAGGGCCGCAGGCTGGTACAGCCGCACCGCCCAGCCGTAATCGGTCATGGACACCGGCACGTCAAACCCCGCATCCGCCACCGGCGCAGGCGCAGGCGCAGGCATGGGCGTGGGGGCTGGCTGCTGCGCGGGCGGGCAGGGGCGGATCGCGGGCGGATGGCCATGCCGCCTGCGCCACGCACCCGCAACCACCGCAATGGCCGCACCGACCACGCCAATTTCCACCGCCAGGCGCACCGGGGTCAGCAGCAGGTGACTGATATCCATTTTCTTTTTCCTTCTCCGCACGGTCATGTGCCCCACGGCGGCCTGTCTATCGCGGTTTTGCCGCCGCATCACCACCAAATCCACACCCCTTTGCCCATTATACCGGAGAGACAGCATGGACTGGCAGGAACTGAGGAAAACCTACCCCCGCGACCCGGACCTGCCCGCGCGCGCCCATGCGCTGGCCGCGCTGGCCCGCGTGCTGGACGGCACGCAGTACGACGCCATCCCCAACCCGTTCGGCACCGAATATAACGGGGCGGGGGAATACATCCCCCTGTCGCAGCGCAGGCCGTCGGTGCGCACCAACATGTGCCGCGCCGTGGTGGATGACGCCGTATCGCTGCTGTTCGGCGCGTCGCACTGGCCCACCACGGTGGCAACCGACCCCGCCGTGCCGGGCGTGCTGGCGCAGGTGGCGGCGGACACGGCGCTGCCCGCCCTTATGATTGATGCCGCAACGCGCGGGTCGGTCGGGTCGGTGGCCGTGCTGGTGGAAGCGGTGGACCGTCGCCTGCGCTTTGCGGTGCATGACACGCTGTACCTGACCCCGCACCGGGATGGCACGGGCGAGCTTGCATGCATGCGCGAATGCTACAAGGTCACCGGCGCCACGCTGGCGGAGCAGGGGTGGCAGGTTGGCCCCGATGATGCGGCAGCCATATTCTGGTGGCTGCGCATATGGGACCGCGCGGACTGCCATGTATATGTGCCCCGGCGTGTCGATGCCGGCCTGCCGGTGCAGGTCGATCCCACACGCAGCACGCACCATGGGCTGGGGTTCGTGCCGTGGGTGTGGATGGCCAACCTGGCCGCCCCCGGCGTGGTGGACGGGCCATGCACCTTCGCTGCCGCCATCGATACGGTGATCGAATGCGATTACCTGCTGTCACAGTCCGGGCGGGGGCTGAAATACAGCGCCGACCCAAGGCTGGTGATCCGCGCGGGGCCGGACCCGTATGCGGACGGGTCGCCCGCGTCATCGGGTGGCGCGGCATCCGCCCTGACCCTGCCGCTGGATGGAGATGCCAAGCTGCTGGAAATCAATGGTGATGCGGCAGGCGCGATGCGTGACCATTATCGCGAACTGCGCGCCAGCGTGATGGAGCAGATCCACGGCAACCGCGCGCAGGCCGACCGGCTGGGCGCCCCCACGTCGGGTCGCGCGATGGAACTGCTGTACCAGCCCCTGCTGTGGCTGGCGGACCGGATGCGCCTGTCATATGGCGAATACGGGCTGCTGGCGCTGTACCGTATGGTGTGCGCGTTTTCCCATGCCATTGCGGGCGGCCTGCGCATTGGCGGGCGCGATTACGCGGGGCTGGAGGCCGATGGGCTGGCATTGCAGTGGCCGCCCTATTTTGCCGGCACGGAAGCCGACCTGGCGCAACTGGCGCAGGGGCTGGATACGGCGGTGCGCGGCGGTTTCCTGTCGCGGCAGACGGCATGCGTGATTCTGGCCGCCCGCGCGGGCACGCCCGGCCCCCATGCGGAATGGGCGCGCATCGGGGCCGAAAGCCCGACCTGATTTTTCCCTTTTCCTGAAGGAAGCATGACATGACCCGATCAAGCGTTCCCGAAACCCCCGACATGGACACGATGCGCCGCGAACTGGTCGCCCTGCGCGCCGAACGTGACGACGCCGTGCAGGCCCGCGCCACGCTGGAGGCCGACCTCGCCCGCGCCACCGAACAGGCCACAGCGGCCCGCACCCGCGCCAGTCGTGCCGTGATCCGCGCCGAAGCCCGCGCCATGGCCGCCCGCATGGGCGCGGTGGAGCCTGCCGACGTGGTGCGTCTGGTGGACCTGTCCGCCGTCACCCTGTCCGAAGATGGCGCGCCGCAGGGACTGGACACGATCATGCAGGCCGCGCGTGAAAGCCGTGCCTACCTGTTCACCACGCCCCAGCCCGCGTCCGGCGCGGCCACCGGCACCACCGCATCCGGCCCCGCGCCACGTGCGGGCGATCCCGCCCCGTTCGACGCCCGCACGGCAGGCGCGCGGGATGTAAAAGCGGCGGCCAGTGCGGCCGGACTGCGCTGGCCCGTGGCGACCTAGAGCATATCCGGTTTGAATGGACACATTCGAACTGGTGAATATGATCTATAAACAATGAGTTAGAGCAATTTCACTGAGCCGGAGTTCAGTGGAATTGCTCTAGGACCGTGGCGGGACTGGTCAGGGCGATTTTCCGGTTTCAACAGGTGAAGGACGGATATGGGCCCTGCCGGCAGACTGACAATCCAGCCTGAACGGGACACAGGCGACCGGCCGGCCTTGTTCGCCTGCGCAGCCATTTATGGCCAGAATACGATCCTGCCCGGTGCGATTACGCCCGTCCTGTCACTGACGGACTGGTGTGTGACATATGAATGTCCATGCCCCGCGCATATCGCGCCATGCAGAATGGCCATGCCGGACTGCTGCACCAGATCGCGTGCAACGCTGCGGTTGCGGACAGCGCAGGCCGGAAGGGGCCTTATGTAAAGGGAGACGTTTTTTCCGTTAACAGGGCACGGGTTGCGACCGGGACAGCCGGACATGCGCGACGGCGGTTTACGCGGTCCTTCTACCCTGTCTGGTCCATGCAGGCCGGGGTGCCGTGCCCCGGCCTGATATGGCGCAGGAACCGCGCGGGGTTCAGCATGACCCGTCCATGCGGCCTGACCGGCCAGTGGCGGAGCTGGTGGACCGGCCCCGCCATGACGGCATGATCAGGCAGTTGCCCTGAACGCCACGATGTTGGCGGCATCCGCTGCGGGGGCCGTCCAGTACAGGCCACCATGGGCGGAACGGTGCAGGCGCAGGACGACATGGCCCTTGCACCCGGCCCACAGGGACGGGTCCAGCTTCAGGCTGCCCTTCGTCCAGCGCCAGTGGCCATCGTGCTGCTGTTCGGCATCATGGCACTGCGCCGCGATGGCGGGGGCGTTCATGTCGATCGCGGCGTCATGGAACAGCCCGTCGCTGACATGCATGTCGCGGATGTAGATCCCCAGTTCGCGGGCATCCTCGCCCGCGCCACATTCCGCGGGGCGGAATGCGTTCGAGACCAGGGCGACCTCGCATGCGCCAGCGGGGAAGATGAAGCAGGCCCGGTCGCCATCCATGGCCGGTTCCACCCGCTGCCCGTCCACCATCAGGTGTTCGTCCCTGTCGGTCGTGCTGGTCCAGCCCAACGTGCGCGCGCGGGCGGCAAGGCGTTCACGCACGGCGGCGATTTCGGGACCATCCAGCACCAGCGGCAGGGCGTAATCGTCCAGCGTCGCGGGTTCGACCTGCGTGCCGGCCGACAGGGTGGCGAACAGGTTGCGGTTGCCGACATCCAGATAGCTTTCGGACGGCAGGCCGTTCGACAGCAGCACGTCGTGGCTGTCCAGTTCGACATGCCAGTATTCGGTGCTTTCGCACGGTGCGCGGCGGATGGTCGCGTCATTGACCAGCTTCACCGCCTGGATGAACACGCTGTCCATGACCGGCACCGCAATGGCGTGGCCGGGGGATACCAGCAGGTCGCGGTCGGGCATGTTCTGCGCGAACGCGTCACGGCTGATCAGCACGGGGGTCAGCGCATGGGCCTGCGCCGCATCCATGTTGCTGAAGCTGATGATCTTCTGGCTGCCGATCCACACGATCGGGCGCACGGCGCCGGATGCGGTCACGACTTCATCACCGGCCTGCAGGGTTTCGACCGCCACATCGCCATGCGGGGTGCGGATCAGCGTGCCGGAGCAGAAGCAGGCGGCGGCCGAGCCATTTGTAAGGGTAAGCGTCGGACCGTTGTTCTGGTCTACTGACGACAGGCCTGCACCATTGGGAACCGTCGCATCTACCGGTGCATTCGAGACATATTCGTAATAGTCGCCTGCGGAGAAAGAATTGCCATCATCATTGACTGTCTGCGTCGGGACGAAATACAGCGACCCGTTGGCATCCGAATATCCGGTGCTTTCGGCCGTCACCTGGTACTGATCGGTCACCTGACCCTCAGCTTGTTGCGTCAGGGTTTCGGTGAACTGACCATTGCCATTACCTGTCAGCGAATAGGTCAGCTGCCCGGTGGGGAACTCGGATATATCCGACGTGCCAAAACCGGGGCCGGCATACCCACTGGCATTGGCCTCATCAGGGCTCTCGACTTCAACACTGACATCTTGTGAACCAGGAGCAATGATTGTGTCCCCATTGCTGTTGGTTGTGGTCGGGCTGTTGATTGTGGCGGATTCGATCTGAGTGGACTGCTCATAATAGTACACGTTGCCGTCGGAAGTCAGTTCCGGCTGAACGTCTGTGGTGTATGTTTCTGTTGTCGTGGTATCGGCCATCCTAAAATTTCTCCAACATGGTCGTCATTTATTGCTTTACCACGTTATCACCTTTTTTAAATTAAATGCTATATGGAAAATGAACTTTTTACCGAGACATTTTGAGGACCATTATCAGTTTGTAAATTCTTCAAACCACGCATGGAACAATCATTATCGGTCCTGTATCAAGACACGCGAAGGGATATTGGCATCATGACCTGATTTCGCGGTTTTTTATCACCACATGGCGTCGGCTTTTCCCACCATCGCCATGCATGCGCACACGAACCCGGCTGATGTCGCCGCCTGTGTCCATGATGCGGAACCCGCCACTTCGTGGGCGCGGAACGGCATGCTGCCGGATGACGCGGCCCGCCATTGGAAATAACCACCTGTGCTTTGGGAACCTCGCCCGCGCCCTGAATGGTGACCGTGGGGGCATGCCCCCGCGCTGACGCCCCCTGTCCGTTCCGCGTCCCGCCATGGCGCGCGGAACCGGCAAGGGGCCATGCCCGGCCATACGCGCCGCGCCCCTGAACCGTGCAACCCGGCCCCTGTATGGCGCATCCCGCCATGGCCGCCCCCTGCCGCCGCCACCGCAGTCCTGCATGGCGGCTTTTTTCGTTTTTTCAAGGAAATGAAATTCATGGCCATCGCCAATTTCCCCGCCTCCCTGCAGCCGGTCATTCAGCAGGGGTTCCTGTCGCGCGCGTTTCAGGACGCGCTGCAGTCGCGGCTGGGCTTCCGCTCGATCGCGGACCAGATGGAATTTCCCGCCCGCATCGGGCAGACCATTACCGACACCCGCGCGGGCCTGCTGCCGCCCGCGACCACGCCGCTCAACCCCACCGCCAACACCAGCTTCGACAACGGCATGACGCCCGCCGAATGGTCGGTCGAACAGTACACCCTGACCATCAACCAGTACGGCAACACCATGGACCTCAACCAGGTGACGGAAGGCGTTGGCATCGCCAACCAGTTCCTGGCCAATGCCTCGCGCCTTGGCATCAATGCGCGGCAGACGCTGGACCGCCTTGCGCGCAATGCGCTGTTTGGCGGGGCGCAGAACGGGGTGGGCGGCTACCTTGGCGGCAATACGCGCGTCACCGCCACGCTGGGGGCTGCTGGCAGCACGGTTGCGGTGGATGACATCCGCGGGTTCCAGAACATCCTGTCTGACGAAGGGCAGGTGGTGTCCGTTGGCGCGTCGGCCGGCATGACCGTCACCATCGGGGCCGGGTCGTACACGCTGGTGGGCACGACGGCGGACGCCACCAATACCTCTACCGCGCCGGACGGGGTTTCGGGCACGCTGACGTTCTCGGCTTCCGTCAAGGTGGCGGATGGCACGGCAGGCAACGCGGTCATCGCCGCCACGGCCCCGCTGGTGCTGCGGCCCAACGCGCGCGCCACCACGGCGGCGCTGGCGGCGGGCGACCTGCTGACGGTGCAGTCGATCCTTGGCGCGCTGGCCACCCTGCGTGACAACAACGTGCCCACGCCCGATGGCGGGGTGTACCACTGCTATCTGGACAATGCGCAGCTTCTGGGCCTGTTCCGTGATGAGGATTTCAAACTGCTGTATCGCGGGCAGTACGGGTCCGACACGTACCAGACCGGCCAGATATTCGACCTGCTGGGCGTGCGCTTCATCCCCACGACCGAGGCCCCGCAGCAGTCGTCCCTTGGCGCGGGCAACATCCACCGCGCCATCATCTGCGGGCAGGGCGCGCTGATCGAGGGCGATTACGCCAATATCGGCACCCATTACGCCCCGCTGCTGGATGGTGGCGAACTGACCGATGTGGACGGCGTGTGCATGATCACCCGCCCGGCACTGGACCGTCTGGCGCAGATCATCGCGCAGTCGTGGTCGTGGATTGGCGGTTTCGCCCTGCCTACCGACCTGACCGCCGATACCTCGGTCATTCCCACCGCCACCAACAGCTACCTCAAGCGCGGGGTGGTGATCGAAAGCCTTGGCGCGGGGGCATAAGGCCCCACCGGGCGGCGGCACACCCGCCGCCCGTACAATGCACGATGCGGGGCACGATGCGGGGGCAGGGGCGGGACAGGCGCGACCCGCCACATTCCCCGCATCCGGCATGCTGGCGCGTGTCCCGCGGCATGGCGGATGGGGCCGGCGCCAGCCACCGGACCGACCGGCCCACCCGCATGAACACCATGACAGCGGGCCACGTCGCCCTCAGTGGATGACACCGTGGCGCATGGGATGAATGCCCGGCACGCGGCCCCGAATGGTGACGCAGGCACGATGGCGGCCATTGCCGACAGGCACATGCCCGGCAGGATACGGTTGGAATAGCGGGGCATATTTCTCCGGTAACGGCCCCGACAGGCATCCACCCAGGCAGACACGCCACACCACGCCCCATGTCATGGTCCGGCATGCGGGGCGGAACATGCACAGGAGGCGGCAGCAGCAGGCATGACCGATACAGAAACGACGACGGCGGCCAGCGGGGCCGCCGTGAATACCAGTGACGCGGCAGGACCGGACCCATCCAGCCCCGCCACCCCGGCGGGCACGGTCCCGGCGGCTCCGCCCACCGCGGCCACGGTCGCGGATACGCCGCTGATGGATGACGAACTGGCGCAGGCGCGGCGTTACATGGGCTATCCCGCCATGGGCAGCCAGGACAGCGGCATGCAGTCGTGGCGGTTTTTCCGGGTGTACGGCTTCAACGAATGGCGGCTGCGCAACCTTGCCCCCGCCGAATGCGCGCAGGCGCGGGCGTTCATCATGCAGTGCCAGATGCTGGAAGACGCAATCATGGCCGCCACCGCCAACCTGGACACCGACCGCGCGGCGGTATGGACGCGCAACCGTACCGAGGTCACGGACCGTTTCACGCTGTACACGCGCTGGCGGGTGCAGCTGTGCAATTTCCTTGGCATTCCGCCGGGGCCGGGCCTGCGTGGCATGGGGGAGATCGTGATCTGATGGACCAGCCAGCCCTGTGCCGCCTTGCCGCGCGCGGTTTCACCCGTGCGGCGGCCCGCGTGGGGGTGCTGGCGACACAGTATCGCCCCACCACCGCCACCAGTCCGTGCGCCACGGCCCATGCGCGGGTCATGGCGGCGTTCAGCAACGACCGGGCCTTCGGCTTTGCCGGACCTGCCCTGTGGGACGTGCCCTTCGTCTATGCGCTGATGGATACGACGGACGTGCAGGCGGGCGACATCCTGACCTGCGCGGGGGAAACATATTTTATCGCCCGCGCCGAACCCTTCCGGCCGCCCTTGTGCGTGCTGTGCAATGCGGTGGTGGACATCACCACGACCGTGGCGCAGGCGGCGGATGTGGCGGACCCCGGTGGTTACGGCACATCGGGCGACGCCACCACGCAGGTGGCCTGCGCCACCGGGTGGCCCGCCATGATCCGTGCGGGCGGCGGGGCGGGCGTGCCCGGTCCAGCGCAGCCCGGCGCGATCCACGCGGGCGGGTTCGAGATGTTCCTGCCCGTCATGCCCGGCGTCAGCGTGCAGCCCGCCATGTGGGCCCGCGATGCGAACGGCCCGCGCTACACCATTGGCGGCGCGCGGGCGGGACCATGGGGCACGCGCTGCCTGCTGGGCCAGCAGCAGGTCTGACCGCTGCCGAACCGGCCCCGCCATCACTACAGACCAATGCGCAATATGGCACGGCGCATGCCGTTCCATGCACACCAGCTTGTCCCCCGCCACAGGGGCGCAGGAGCCGATATGACATGGCCGATATTTCCACCATCTCCACCACCATCGCGGCCGCCCTGGCCACGGCCCTGTGCCCCGATGGCGCGGCGCAGGCGGTCGCGACCGGGCGGCCGCTGGTTATCCGCCGTGGCAACCTGACGCAGGCCGACCTGGGCGATGCGGCGCGGACATTGCAGCAGGGCTGCGACTTCATCACCATTGCCGACAGCGCCGAAAGCTGGGTGCGGGTGGACGAACCGCTGGGTCGCCCGTGGCGCATGGACGCCACGCAGCCCGCCACCGTGCACATGGCGATCAGCGGCGGCACCGCCACCGTGACGGTGGATGCAGGGGCCACGCCCGGCGGCACGGTGGGGCTGCGCGTGACCGGCCTGCCCGGCGTCGCGGGCGATGCGTGCAGCCTGCATGTCGCGACCGCACGGGATACGGCGGCCACCATCGCCGCCATCATTGCCGCCGCCCTGCCTGGTGCCATCGCCAGCGGGGCGGACATCACGCTGCCCGCTACGACCACGGCGCAGGCCATCAACGCCGGCACGCTGGCCGCCCGCTGTGTCGCGCGCAGGCAGCAGCAGGTGTTCATCATCACCGCATGGTCGGCAACGCCTGCCGCGCGTGACGCGCTGGGCTGCGCCATTGCGGACGCGCTGGCGCTGACCGACTGGCTGACGGATGAAAACGGATCAACCTTCCGGATCGAGGCCCGCGCCACCACCAATGACGACACCGCCATGAACCGGGGCGTGTTTTCCCGTCCCACGCGCTTCCTTGTCACTTACGACACCGACCTGACCCGCGTGGTCCCGGCCATGCTGGCCGGTGGCACGGGGATCGGGCCCGACGTGGTGCGGGGCGACGTGCTGGTGGGTACGCCCGCGCCATGACGGCCGCCGCACGGATGCAGCCATCCGTGCCGGCCTTCCGTAACGCCCCGCCTGCCGGGGTCCGGCCATGCGGGCTGGAACCGGCGGGGCGCGCGTTCCGCGTGGCGAGGGACCGCGGGTGCACCCACCTGCGGCCCGTCGCCGCATATCCCCCGTCTTTTCACGCGGCCATGCCGCGCAACAGGGAAATACACAGACAATGACCATTTACCAGTCCGGGCAGCTCAACACCAACAGCCTGACCGTGCCCGACCTGTACGTGCAGGTCCAGCGCCCGCAGACGCTGGCGCTGAACGGCGTGCCGTCGGGGCGGATCGGCGTGGTCGGCACCGCCGCATGGGGGCCGGTGGGCATGCCGGTCATCGTGGGGGCGATGGGGGACTGCCTGTCCGCTTTTGGCCCCAAGCAGGCGCTGGCGACCGACATCGGCACGGCGGTCAACATCGCGCTGGTGCAGGGGGCGGCGGATTTCCGCTGCGTGCGCGTGACCGACGGCACGGACGCCGCCGCCACCGGCACGCTGGATGGCGTCAGCCTGACCGCCATCCATACCGGCAGCGCGGGCAACGCCATTGTCGCCACCGTGACGCAGGACATGATCATCACCACCAGCTATACCCTGACCATCACCCACGCGGTGCTGGGCAGCCGGACCTATCGTGGCGCCACGTGGTCTGCGCTGGCGGCGGCAATGGCGGCGGACGGCACGGCGCTGGTGCGCGCGGCCCTGCCCAGCACGGTCCCGGCGCTGGCGGCGGGCACGGTGACGCTGGCGGGGGGCGCTGATGGCGGCGTGCCGGGCACGGCGGCCTTCACCGGCACGGATGGCGTGGCGCGGACCGGCATGTACGCCCTGCGCGGACAGGGCTGCGCGCTGGGGCTGCTGCATGGTGTCAGCGACAGCACGTCATGGACCACGCAGGCGGCCTTTGGCCTGGGTGAAGGGATGTACATGATCGCCTGCGGCCCGGCGGGCGACACCATTGCCAGCGCGGCGGCGCAGAAGGCTGCGGCAGGCGTGGACAGCTACGCCGTCAAGCTGCTGTTCGGTGACTGGCTGTGGTGGGATGACGACACCAATGGCGACATGCTGGTGTCCCCGCAGGCCTTTGCCGCCGGTATCCTGGGCGGCCTCTCGCCCGAGCAGTCGAGCCTGAATAAGGAACTGTCGGGCGTGATCGGCAGCCAGAAGGCGGGACTGGTGTCCAGCGGGCAGGCCGCGACCTATTCCACGGCCGAGCTTTCGGCCCTGTTCGGCGCGGGGATCGACGTGATCTGCAACCCCGCGCCCGGCGGCAGCTACTGGGCGGTGCGCGGCGGGATCAACACCAGTTCCGATGCGGATACGGATGATGACAGCTACACCCGCCTGACCAACTACATTGCCGAAACCGTCAATGCGGGCATGGGCGCGTTCGTGGGCGCGGTGATCAGCCCCACGCTGTTTGGCGACATCCGCGCCGTGCTGCTGGGCACGCTGTCCAACATGGTGGGCAGCGGCATACTGGGGGCGACCACGGATTACGCGGTGGTGTGCGACACGACCAACAACCCGCAATCCGCCACGGCGCTGGGCTATGTGCGCGCGGATGTGCAGGTGCGGTACCAGGGCATCAACCGCTTCTTTGTCGTCAACCTGCAGGGCGGGGCGAGTGTAACGGTCAGCACCGGCACGCCCGCCGCCTGATGGCGTTACGTCGCGCGGCGGTTTTCTTCCGGCAGGACGCGGCCGCAGAGGTCTTTTCTTTCCTCATGCGTCAGCTTTTCCGGGTGACCCGGCCCACGCGCGGCAATGGCGGCGGGGTTTTCCGTCGGTGGTTTACGCCCCCCGCGCATGACCCGCGCCGCCAGACGAAAGAACGCATGACACCCGTACACGACAATAACGGGCCACCCGCGCGGTGGCCCTTTTTTCATGGAGCGACACATGTCCGCCAAACCCTTCAATATCGGTCGCGACTGCCGCGTGGTGCTGGTCTATGACGGCAGCCGCGTGGATCTGCCCACCGTGACCAGCTTCACCGCGCAGCAGCGCACGCACCAGCTGACATCCAACCCGCTGAACGACATGCCCATGTTCTATGACGTGCCGGGCGGCTGGGGCGGGCAGTTTAGCGTCCAGCGCGACGGCGCGGGGGCGGATGACCTGTTCGCCGCCATTGAAAGCGGCTTCTGGTCGGCGGGCACGGTGGTGCTGGGCAGCATCTACCAGTACGTGACGGAATGCGACGGGTCGCTCAGCACGTACGAATTCGTGGGCGCGTCGCTGCAACTGTCCGATGCGGGGCATTACCAGTCCGAAATGCTGGTCAACCAGACGATTACCTTCACCGCGCGGGCGCGCAACCGCATTTCCTGAAACAGCCCGTTGATGAAACAGGGTCCAGAGTGCCGCCTTTTTCCACAAGGGCGGCACACTGACAGCCGGAGACACATGGCATGAGCGAACACACCATAAAAACCAGCGATGGCCGGACCATCACCTATCGTGAACGCGGGCCGGGGGATGTGCTGGCGCTGCTGGAATTCGGCCCCGACAGCCCGTCACCCGCATGGGTGGAATACGCGCTGATGGTCTGCAGCGTCGAGGCGATTGACGGCGTGCCCGCCATGCGCCCCAAAAGCCGCGTGCAGCTGGAACAGCTGGCCAACCAGATTGGCAATACCGGCATCACCGCCCTGTCGGACGCGCTGTTTGGCGCGGATGGGGCGGACATTGCGGCAGCGGAAAGCACCGCCGCAAAAAACTGAGCCGGCACCCCGCCCTGATCGAGGTCGCGGCCCTGGTCGGGAACGGGGTGCCGTGGGATGTGGCCATGACCATGCCGCGCGTGCGGCGCATGGCCTTTCTTGTCGCCTTTGGCGAACTGGCGGGCGGGCGATATGACTGGACCACGCAACAATGGGATTACCCCGATGGCTGATGCCTGCCGGGCCGCGGCGCGGCTGCTGGCCGGTCTGCCGGGGCGGGCGGGCCGGCTGCCGCGCACGGGCCGGCAGGGCATGCTGGCGCGGATGGCGGCGGTAGCCGGGCGTGTGGGCCGTGCCCACGCCATGCGGGGCAGTATAGCGTTTTTCCGTCGCCGCGCCGGGCGGGATACGCCATGGCAGGGGGCAGCCCGCATGCCCCTGCCGTCGCCATCGGGCGGGCCTGCGCGTCCTGTCGCGCGGGCGACGGCAATACGCAACCGTGACGGACGCGGCGGGGCAGGTCCGTCTGCCGCCATGCGGGATGGGCGGGAGCAGTCCCCGCCACCACCGGCCACCATGCGCCATCGGGCATGGCAGGGGGCGTATCCACCCCCGCACCGTCCCGACAGGGCAGGCGCGCGGCCCGCCATGGTGCTATCGCAGCGCGCGGCATCCGGGTCAGTGCGCGTGCCGCAGGGGCAGCCAGCCGCGCCATCCATCCATCCCGTCCCGCCCGGACCAGGCCCGGCGCAACGGGGAACAGGCCAGGCGGCCGCCAGCATCATCCCCCCATCCACGCGACCGGCGGGCGACAGGGCAGACCCGGCACGGGCCAGCCGCACCCGTTCCGCGTCCGGGGCCACGTCGCCAGCCCTGTCACGGGCCATGCCGCATACTGTTGTCCCCCGTGTCGTCCTACAGACACAGGCCATGACGGCGCGGATGGCGGCCATCGCCGCGCGAAACGGCAGTGCCCCGCGCGATCCTGCGCCAGTGCTGACCCGTACGGCGCGGCCCCCCGTTCCCGCCACCATGCCCGGGACAGGGCGGGCAGGGAACCGCCCGGCCCGGTTCCCGCGCCCGGACGGGGTGGCAGGCCGGTTCACGCGCCTGCTATTCGACCGGCAGCCTGCGGATCAGGCCACCGTCACCATCGCCCGGCCCGTCATGCCCGGCCTGCCCGTCGCCCGCGCCATCCGGGGCGAAACCATGTCCATGCCGGGTGGGCCAGGCAGCCCCCGCAGGGCAGGCCTGATCCCGCATGTCGCGCGGGTGCGGGGCGTTGCCCCATTGCGCGTCCCGCCGGGACCGGTCACGCGGGGCAGGCCACCCTTCATCAACCCCGCCCCGGTGGAGCGGACCGGCAGCGTCCCACCCGCCCCGCGCGGCGACAGGCCGCCGGTCGTGCAGGTCACCATTCCCGTCACGCTGGACCACCAGGCGGTGGGGCAGGCCATGGCCCGGATCGACACTGCCGCCGCCCGCCACGAACTGCGTGCGACCGGCACCGCGCCCGACGTCATCCGCTATGCGCAGATGCCAGGCCGGGCGGTGGGGATCTGATCGCCGCAGGCGGCAGGCAGGACGCCAGGGGGAACAAAAAGAAGTTTCCGGTCGGCGTCCTCCGGAGCGTCCCGAAACAGGCCTCGCCAGAAATATCCTTATGAGTGCCGGGTATTTTCCGGACATTCCCTGCCGCAGCCTGACGGGCGGGACGCGCCGCATGCTTCCAGCCTGCACGATCTGGCGTTAGACAGGGGCAATGATGGCATGGCTGCGCGATACCGCGCGCCACGGCCCGTTTCCCCCATTCCCGTTTCATATTCTTCATCCCGCCCACGCGCCGCCCGCGGGCAGTGGCGCGCGGGGCGGGGGAGGCCACTGATGTCCCTGACCCTTATGAACGCGCAGACCGCGATCGGCTCGATCGGGCGGCTGTGGGCGTCGGCCCCCGTGACCATTGGCGGGCTGACCCTGACCGGCATGGAGGTGCCGCACCTGATCCGCGATGGCGGCGCCCAGCAGGTTGCCGTCCACCGGCTGCCCGGTGGCAACAAAATCATCGACGCGGTGGGCAACGACCCCGACCGGCTGGAACTGTCGGGCACGTTTGTCGGTCCCACCGCCATCGAACGGGCATGGATGCTCAGGCAGATGCGCATTGCGGGCCAGCCCGTGGCCTTTAGCGGGGCAGGGCTGTCGCTGCTGGTGCGCATCGTGCAGTATTCATACGACTACACGCAGAAGGGTATCGTCATTCCCTACCGGCTGGTGCTGGAACAGCCCCCGCAGGTGGCCGCGACATCCGGCGTCACGTCGGGGCTGTCGGCGCTGGTGGGTGATGATGCGGGGTCCGCCCTGTCGGGCCTGACCGGCGCGCTGGATGATGTCGCGACCATTGCGGGCAACATCACCGGCCAGCTTTCGACCGTCATGGGACAGGTCACGCCCATTGCCGACATGACCGGCGCAGGCGGGGTGTTCGCGGGGGTGCAGGACCAGCTTGGTATGGTTGGCGGCCTGTCGGGGGCGGGGGTCAATCTTGCCGCCGCCCCCGACAGCGCCGCCAGCGTCGTATCGGGGCTGGAGGCGTCGGGCGCGGGCCTGACCACGGCCCTGGGCCTGACCGGCGCGAACCTGGACGCCATAAGCCCCGCCAGCGCCGGCAGCCTGTCCACCCTGACCCAGAACGCGGCACTGCACAGCAGCGCCCTGACATCGGGCGCGCTGGTCAACCGCGCCTATGCCAACACGCTTTCGGCCACCGGCGGCACGCAGGACGGCCCGCTGGTCACGGCGCAGTAGGAACCGGACAATGGCAAGCACGATCAAGATCACGGCCAGCGACATTTCCCTGTATCACGTGGCGGCGACCCGGCTGGGGGACGCCACGCAATGGTGGCGCATCGCGCGGCTGAACGGCATGGACGATCCCGACCTGTCCGGGTTCACGACGCCGGTCAGCCTGCTTCTGCCCACCGTTGACACGTCGCAGGACAGTGGCGTGCCGGGGGTCACGTCATGAATGGCACAGCAGCATCCGTCTGGCGCATGCCGCGCGCGCGCGTGCTGGTGAACGGGGTGGAGCGCGCGGAAACCGGGCTGGAGGAATTCACGCTGGCCCGCACGCGCTACAGCCGCGCCGATACGCTGGACATGACGCTGGCGGTGGACCGGACGCGCATTCCGTCCGGCGGGCTGTGGTTCGACCTGCAGCCGGACGCGCAGGGCGGCGTGCTGCCCGATATCGACATTACGGTGCAGATGCGCGACGCCGCGCGCGACGGGGCGCAGTGGGTGACGGTATTTCGCGGTATCGTGGACCATGTGGGCCTGCTGCCCGCCGCGACATCGGTGCGGGTGCAGTGCCGCGACTACCTTGCGAAACTGCTGGACATGCGGGTACGGGCGGGGTGGCTGAACATGACCGGGGCCGATGTGGTGCGGGCCATGATCACCGCCGCCGGGCTTGTGCCCGATGTCACCATGACCGACGCCATGGTGGGGCAGTTCTGGCAGGTGGAGCATAAACGCATGTCCGCCATCACCCACAGCCGGTTCCAGACCGCCTTTGACCTTGCCCGTTACATGGCCACCATGGCGGGGTGCGACCTGTATGCCGATGGCACCACCATTGTCTGCGCGCCATGCCCCGCCGCCACCACCGCCAATACCCACGTACTGGACTATACCGACAGCGGACCGGACAGCCCGGTGTCCATGGGCGCGACCGGCCTGCATTTCACCCGGGATTACCAGGTGGGGCGCGGCGTGATCGTCCATGTCATGAGCTGGGACAGCCGCCAGCGCACGCGGGTCGAATATTACTGGTCCGCAGCCGGCGGCGCGACCACGCCGGGCGACAGCGCGGGCACGCTGCACAGCTTTGCCCTGCCTGGCGCGCGGCTGGATGACCTGCGGCGTCTGGCGCAGCAGAAATACAGCCAGATCACGGCGCATGCGCGCACCATAACCGGCACCATACCCGGCCGGATCACGCTGGCGCCGCGCGGTTTCATGCGCCTGACCGGCACGGGCACGACATGGGACGGCACGCTGGATGTGGACGCCGTGACCAGCAGCTTTTCATGGCAGGGCGGCTTTTCCCAGCAGGTCACCCTGCGCGCGCGCACCACCACACAGGACGGGGGAACGGATGACTGACACGCGCATGATCGCAGCCGGCATGACCGGCACGCTGGCACAGCCGGGCTTCGGGCTGGTCAGCGCGGTGGACCCGGTGAACCATGCGGTCAGGGTGGTGGCCCAGCCATCGGGCGTGGAAACCGGCTGGCTGCCGTATGCCGCCATGCAGGTGGGCAGCCTGCGCATTGCCTGCGTGCCCGACACTGGCACGCATGTGCTGGTGGTGCATGTCGAAGGCGACGCCGAACATGGCGTGGCCGCCGTGCCGGTCTATGACGCCGTGGTCATGCCGCCCACATCCCCCGCCACGGGCAAACCGGCCCAGCCGGGCGAGATGCTGGTCATGGCAGGCTGCGGCGCGCCCCCGTCAGGCGACGCCGCAACCCCGGGGCCGACAGCGCAGGACGCGCCGTGGTGGCACCTGACCCCGGATGCGATCCACAGCGGGGCAGGGAACACGACCGAGACACTGACCAGTGGCGGCAAGGCATGGGCGGTGGGAGCGGTCGCCATGACGCTGGACGGCAACGGCCTGTCCGTCACCGGCGGACCGATCACGACCGACAGGGACATCACCGCGCAGGGCACCGTAACCGGGCAGACGGACGTCAGGGCCGCAGGCATTTCCGGCCATGCCCACACCCACCCGGTCACCACCGCACCCGGCACGACAGGAGCACCGCAATGAACACCACAGGCGCCACACGCGGGCGACGCCCCCGACGTATGACCATGCGGCACCGTGCCGCCGCCATGCACCGGCACGCACCACGGCATGGCCGCCCCCACCGGCGGCCCGGCGCGACATGGGGGCGCATGCGCCCGCCGGTCACGTCATGAGCGCGCTGTCACATACCATGGGCGGTGACCTGGACCTGTCGGCAACGGGTGGCATTGCCGTGGTCACGGGCGCGCAGCAGACCCGTCAGGCCCTGCTGCGCAGGCTGTGCACCAATGCCGGGGCCTATATCTGGCAGACGGATTACGGGGCCGGGCTACCCGCGCGCGTGGGCACGGTCATGGATGAAGCCGGCATTCGCGCCCTTGTGCTGGAACAGGCACAGGCCGAGGCAGGCATCGACCCGTCCCGGCCCGTTACCGTAACCATCACGAAACCCGAAACCGGGGCCTGCCTGCTGGCCATATCCTACACCGACGCCACGACCGGCACGGTGCAGGAACTGACGCTGGGCACATAGCCCGCGCGGCGTGACCGGGCCGGGGCGCGCGTTTTTCATGCCGTGGCTGCATGTCCCGGCCATGCGGGGCCGGTCTACGCCTGCGCCTGTCCGCCATGCCCGCAGGCATGACGGTGCGATCCGGCACAGGGAAACCCGGCACGCCCCTTGCGTGCTTCAGCCACCGCTTCCGCCCGCCGTAGCCGCGCTGGCAGCACCACATCCCGACGTGATGTGGACCGGCTGCCGGCAGGACATTCATCCAGCACTTCATACCCATCAGCCTGACACGCCCATGCGCCATGCCGGACAGCAGCGCACGGGTCATCCCGACATCATCCCGACCACGATGCGGGCAGGGACCGGACGGGGGCGATCGTCCCGCACCACAACACAGGGATCATTTCCCAACCAGAACGGAGAATCCGGGTGGCCATCACCTTCCAATCCTTCAAGACCACGCTGGGCGACATGGTGGCTGCGGCACAGGGCGCGTGTCCCGCGCTGCTGGACCTGAACGTGGGGTCCGCAGGCCGCGCCATGCTGGAAGCCGTCGCCGGGCTGGGGCTGTGGTTCCAGTTCATTGCGCTGCAGATCCTGTCGCGCACCCGGCTGGCGACCTCCATCGGGTCGGATGTTGACAGTTTCGTTGCGGATTTCGGCCTGTCGCGCCTGCCGGGAACGGCGGCCACCGGCATGGTCACGTTCACATCGTTCACGCCGGGCAGCCAGTCCGCCACCGTCGCGACAGGCACCACGGTCAAGACGGCGTCGAACCTGATCTATACGGTGGTGGAGGACAGCACGAACACCGCATGGTCGGCGGCGGACGGCGCCTATATCCGGCCCGCGGGCACGGCGTCCATCACCATTCCGGTGCAGTGCGCAACGACCGGGACGGGCGGCAATGTCGCGACGGGGGCGGTCTGCCTGCTGGGCACGGCGGTTGCGGGCATTGATACGGTCACGAATGCCGCCGCCCTGACCAATGGCAGCGATGGGGAAACGGACGCGGCCCTGCGCACGCGCTTCGTGTCCTATATCAACAGCCGGTCCAAGGCGACGGTATCCGCGATTGAAAACGCGGTGACGGATGTGTCCGCCGACCTGATCTACCAGGTGGTGGAGAACGTGGACACGTCCGGCGCGACACTTCCCGGCAACGTGGTAGTGTTTGTTGATGACGGGTCGGGCGACGTGTCCGACAGCGTGATTGACGACGTCTATGCGTCCGTGGATGCCGTGCGCCCGGCTGCCGTGTCCATTCAGGTCGTGCACCCCAACGTGGTGCGCCCGCCCGTGGCCATGACCGTCAGCGTGAACGGCACGGGCGACCTTGCCACCGTGCAGGCCACGATCAGCACCAACATCGCCACCTATTTCAACGGTCTCGCCATCGGGGATGCGGCCAGCTATTCGCGCCTGATCCAGATTGCCTATGCCGCCAGCACGTCCGTCACCAACGTGACCGGCGTGACGCTGGCCGGTGGCACGGCGGACCTGTCCGCCACAACCGGCACGGCGTATCGCGCGGGGACGGTGTCCTTTGGCTGACGTGACGCAGAACGGCTTTGCCCTGCGCATCCGCAGGCTGCTGCCGACGGGCTGGTTTCCATCCGCGCCCGCCGTGGGCGAGACGGAACAGGCCCCGGTGCTGAACGCCCTGCTGCAGGGTTTCGGCAGCGTATTCGCATGGATATGGGCCATGCTGGCGGGAACGGCGGACCAGACCCGGCTTGCCACCATGAGTGGCGCGTTTCTGGACATGTTCGCCGCTGACTTCTTCGGCACGACGCTCACGCGCGGGCAGGGGGAAAGCGATGGCGCCTTTCGCACGCGGATTGAAGAAGCCCTGTTCCCCTCGCTGGGCACACGGCCCGACGTGGTCAACACCATTGCCGATGAAGTGGGCGCCACAGGCCGCGTGATCGAGCCGCGCAACGCAACCGACTGCAAGGGGCTGGGCAGCGTGGCGGCCCCTGCCACCGGCGGCGGATACGGGTATGGCGTCGCCGCCCTGCGCTATGGATCACGCGGCGCGCCCTTCCAGTTATTCGCACAGTTGCCAACCGGCGACACCAGCCAGCCCGCAACACAGACGCTGGACCGCATTGCCGATGTGATGCCCGCAGGCACCATCGCATGGGTTCAGGACGTGGAGACCCCTGAATAATGGACAGACAGATTGTTTATCCGGCGCAGATACCGCTGGACAGTGACCAGTTGAACGCCCAGCGCAATGCATATGTCGGTCTGGGCCAGCTTGCGGCCATGGCCTATGGCTGGGCCACGGTGGCCGCCAGCGGCTTTGCCTGCACGCCGGGCGGCGGGCTGGCGCTGGTGGTCGCGCCCGGTTCGCTTCTGGCCCCCGGCGTGGTCGATGCATCGGCCTATGGCACGCTGGCGGCCGTTTCCAGCGCACTGGTGCGGCAGTATGTCAGCCGCGATCCCGTCACGCTGGACGTGCCGGGGGCAGGGGCGACATACACCGTCCATGTCACGCCCGCCACGGTGGATGCGGATGACACCGTGCTGCCGTTCTATAACGCTGCCGACCCGTCCGTGACCTATGCCGGGGCGGATAACAGCGGAAAGACCGCGCCAACCGTGCGGCAGGACGTAGCACAGGTCGGGATTGGCACGTCGGTGCCCGCAGGCGCGTATCCGCTATGGACCGTAACCGTGCCTGCCGGGGCAACAGTCATGACGGCAGCCATGATCGCACAGGCCAGTGGCGCGCCGTTTTACGACACCATCCCGCAGTTGCAGGCCGCCAAACAGGACGCGCTGGGATATGTGCCCGTGCAGCAGGGCGGCGGCCCGAACCAGACTGCCGACAAGGTCAATATAGGTCAGGATTCAACCTATCAGGGCCTTTTGCGTGTCGCCATTGACGGCGCGGATCACGGCACATTGCTGTCTGGCACGTATCTGGCCACCATTACGGGAACGACGGGCGACCTGCCGGGCATGGGGCTGTGGTTTCAGGCCGCTTCCCAGCGGCCGGCATTCACGTATCAGGACGCCACCGGCCTGCCGAAGATCATAGACCTTGCAATGAACACCGATGTGCAGACATTGCAGTCAAACCTGTCTTCGTTCCAGACAACCCAGACCAACACCAACGCCACGCTGTCTGCCGACATAAGCCAGTGCGTATCCGGGGTGTATGGCGTCGCTGCCTCGGCGGGGGACATGCCGGGCAAGGGGCTGTATCAGGCAGGCGAAAGCGCACGGCCCACCTTCGTCTACAACAATGGCACTGCCGACGTTTACAGCGCACTGGCCTATTACGCTGACGTGACGGCGCTGTCTGCGGATATAGGCAACTGCGTGTCCGGCGTTCCTGCATCCGGGGATGCGCAGGGGCTTAAACTGTATCAGTCGGCGGGAAGTGGACGGCCGCATTTTTTCTATACGGGCGGGGATGAATACCTTGCCACTTATGCCGACATCACCACAATTCAGGCCAACCTGACATCGTTCCAGGCCAGTCAGGCAGCGCAAAACAGCACCTTTTCCACCGAGATTGCATCAAAGGTCAGCACCAACACCACGAATGACGGC